AGAATTATATCGCAAACAGAAAACGAATCTATGAAAATTATGCGGGTATGTTCCCCACATTTGAGAGCTTTTGTCAGGTAATGGACCAATGTACCGAAAATTACGAGTGTTTGGTCATTAATAACAACTCAAAATCAAATAAACTGCATGACCAGGTATTTTGGTATAAAGCAGATAGTCACGGAGACTTTAGATTGGGGTCAAAGGAATTTTGGGATTTGTCCAAGAACCTTAAGGATGACGAAGAAGAGGAACAATATGACCCAAATGCGGCGAAAAAACGAGGCGCAGGTCCTAAAATTAGCGTGAAGAAGGCGAGCAAATGGTAGGAAGATTCTGTATATTCAAATATAATGTATAATATATTATCGTATAATATATCATATATGGTGGGCATTATAAATAAAAGTAAAAGTAATAAAAAAGCTCGAAACAAAACCATTAAACGGACTTCAACGACGCACGCGGCTCCATTCCCAATCGATGTTGTTTACACATGGAAGGGCGAAGACGTGTCAAACGATAGAAGATTGGGATATAATCACGAACTACAATATAGCTTGCGATCTGTTCATTTTTTCGCTCCATGGGTGAATAAAATATTTATTTTAATGAATAGTGCGAAACAACCGAGCTGGATTAAAGATAACAGTAAAATAATAATCGTTGAACATTCCGAAACCTTCCCATCAGAAAAATATTTACCAAATACAAATTCAAACGCAATAGAAACTACCATCGCAAATATTCATGGACTATCAAATCATTATATATATTTTAATGACGACATATTTTTAGGCAGAAAGGTAAAATATACAGATTTCTTTACAAGTGACGGCAAAGCATTAATAGATGATTATTCGATACATACGAGGAATATAGTCAGGGGGGTTGGTGAAAATAAATTACTATTTGATGTGCCAAAAAGTGCGGATAAGTTGTACAAACACATTCCTATTTCACTAATCAAAAATTTGGTATTAGATTTTAATAACACGTATTCTGATTATATAGATTGGATACGTATGACAAAAAAACGAAAGGACAAAGGGTATGATATTTGCGAAAAGAATAACTTGCTTTCTCCTTGCCAGCAAATACACTACCCGATAGCAGAATTTATGTATTTACATAAGAAGGCAAAACTTGTCAACAATGAAAACAATACATTATTTTACTTATCATCCGCAAATGACAACTTTTCAGAAAGACTGAATGACATTATTAATAGACGACCAAAGTTTTTTTGTATAAATGACGTAGAAACAGATCCGGCAAAAAGAAAAACTGTCGCATCTCAGATGTTGTCATTTTTTAAAAAATATTTTCCGAATAAGGCGGATTTTGAAAAATAAAGATACAACAAATTAAGTAAAACCCAAATATGAAATTATATAATTTATCTCGAATGTAACTTATATAAGCTAACAATCTTCAAAACTAATTGTCACTGGATATTTAATATAACAATAATCGCTCCATTTTGTCCCAGGATTATTTAATTCGCACCAATCAAATAGAATCTTACCGTTTGACGCTTTAATCGGCAACCGCTCCCATAAGTTATATTTAAAATGTAACATTATATTCATAATTCCCATTTCATTTGTTTTACACACTGTATATTTATTCATAGCTTCTATTAGTTGCGTCTTGTCGCATAGTCGCAGTATATTTGTATCATATATCCACATACAATTAAGCATATAATTCGAAGTCAAAATATTGTCGCCGAATTCGCGCTGCAGATTGGCTATCAGGTCGGGATTATCGTAACTCAATTGACATTTAAACGACGACGTGTCATCATATAATTTCCCATCCTTGGGAGCTAATATTCTATCTTTATATTCAAGTTCAAGCAGATATTTGACATCATCTAGAACGCGAAACCCCGCATCTAAATATACAACCCGAGACCACCTCATAAAATATTCGTCGAATACGTGTAATTTTTCCCATTGGTTTAATTTGTTAATTTCTCTCTTATCCGTCGTATCTATAAACCCATTGAACCCAATTTTTTCAAGTAGATTGCTCTTATCTATTGAAGGGAACGACACTTCGGTTACATTATAAAACTCCATAAAATTTTTATTCGCACTGAACCCAATAGTTATTAAAACAATTTGACCACGCCAGTTGCCCCTTGTCCTCAAATCAATAATGGTTCGTTTAGCTCGGACAAAGTAACCCGTGTCAGTAATTAGTGTAAATACAGTAGAGTCTTTGTTTCTCTCTTCTGTTATAACAAGTGGTGCATCTTCTATTGAGTTATAAAACGCGTATTGCTCCTTTGTTGTAACCTTGTGAAATGTTATTGCGTTTTGTAATTCCGTTTCGTTTATATGCAGACCTACATTGAATAAATCGCTGTTAATTTGATTTATCTTTGTATCTTTTGTCATCTCTTGTATCCATAACCCAATACACAAGTCGTCGCACCAATGTTTAAAACAATTATTAATTCCATTTTGTTTTACATAGGTTGTAATTTTGGCATATAATGCGTTTGATATAGCATATCCAGCCCCTCCGGACATATACAAACAAAATTCTCTCTTTATATGATCTAACTCTTTGCCAATGTAATAACAATCTTCACAGTTATAATTTGTTAATAAATTTTGCAGTCTGTTTTTATAAACAAACGTGTCATCATCGATAAATATATACCAGTCATAATGTGGTATATTCATGTTATAAATAAAATGGATATATTTCCATGTTATATTTTTGTCGTCATCCATAGAAAACCATCCAAATTGCCTCTTGGGGATGTCGGGTCTGGATGTTAGATAATAAATATCCTCTAATGGAACGTCCTTTAAATACGATTCTAGTTGAAATTTGACTCGATTATCGAGATACTTGTCGCAGGTAGAAATAATATAACAAATTTTCATTTTTATATTATTTGTAAAACGTTTTTATATGTTTATTTTAAATACTCTTATCATTTGTTTCTTCATTAATCAACTTGCTCAAGGGTGTTTTTTTGAGCGAATGGTCCACTGACTAATTGACTCGCACCATTATCCGTTTTACCAGAAACAATATTTTCACCCTCAAACAATTCCATACAAATATCAGCGGTAGAAATATTCTCTTGTTCTCTAAGAGCGAATTCCTGTGTGTTCGCGCTATTTACGCCGACCAAATTGCCCTTCTCATCGATGGTTTGAGTTAGTGTATTTCCAGACTTCTCGGCAGCCTTGATATTTTCGTCGATTGCCTTTTGTTTCGTCTCCTTGACGCGCTGATCAAAAGCACTCTTGGCGTTTGCCTCATTCTTCGTCTTCTCACTCATCAACTGATTTAGTTCATCCTCCATATACTCAACACGACCAGTCTTGTATGCTTCAGGGTCCCATGGCATCCACATACCAACCGGACCAACATATACATCATGATTCGGGTCTGCCTCACGCAATAGCTTACAACGCAACTCAGCCTCTTCTTGTGAAGGGTAAGAGCCACGAATTTTTAAACCGCGCGTATTTGTTTGAAAGTTGTGCGCGATATCAAACTTCTTCTGTAACTCATCTTCGTTCTTATCGATAAATGTCTTGTAGTCGTCGTCCATGCTTGATTTAATAAGTGTTTCGCGCTCCTCCTTGACAAACTCCTTAAAATCGTTAGAAACCTCGTCGAACGAAACGTTGTATTTATAAGAAACAAAGTTTAGAAACTGAACAAACTTCTCCATTGATTTACTAAAATCCCAACCCTTTAGGAATTCCTCGAACAAGAACACCTGCTTTTCCTTGAGAATTTTTTCGGGAGAACAAAATGATATACATGCGAACTTTTGACCAGCAATTGGTTTATCCTCCTCCAACAAATCAACATATTTGGGATTGGGCTTGCCGTTTAGTTGCTTTCTTTCAACACCTTTACCTTTGGATCGATCCATTTAGTTATTTAGAGTATTTAATTTTAAGTTTTTTATCGCAATATATATATTTTTTTCTTTTGATTTAGTATAATGAACGGATTGATTAACGTCGCTGAACTTGTTAAGAGAATCATTAAGTATCTTGTTGAGGGTTTAATGGTGGCAATTGCTGCCTATGCTATTCCTAAACGTTCCTTGAATATTGAGGAAATCGTGTTGATTGCCTTGACTGCTGCCGCCACATTCAGCATTCTTGACACCTATGTCCCCAGCATGGGTGCTACTGCCCGCTCCGGTGCTGGTTTCGGTATCGGTGCCAACTTGGTCAAATTCCCCGGGGGATTTTAAATCAGGCTAAGAGTATAACAACAAACCAAAATTATAACAACAAACTAAGCTTATAATATATTTAATCTATTGTTAATATATTATGACGAAACAAATAAGGAAGAAGTCTAACCGTCGCGTAGTAAAGAGTCGCCGAGGAAAAAAGTCTCGACGACATACGCGTAAGCAGAGAGGTGGTAGGTGCTTTGGAAATGGCGTGGGAGCCAACAGTTCCGATCCAAATTTTTCAGTTTATAATACCAATTTACTAAAATTGTTCCCGTATAGACCTGAGAATTAAATTTGGTAATGATAAAACAACGGATAAGGCTATCGAAAATAAGGCCTTTTATGTTTGTTTCACATAATTGTTTGATATGGTTTTGGACACTATATCAAATTACCGTGTATTTTGATTTGATTTGATTTGAGGTCGTCTTTTATCTAGACGGTGTGAATAAATTCCCAGTCAAGTTCTTTACATATTTGTTTCCAAATCGCGTCCTGTTCTATTCGTTTTTCCTTATCTTTCAATAGCGGGAATAACGGTAAATATTTATCCTCGCCAAGCAATTCACACAGCTTATACGCAGTGTAATAATAATTTAAGAAATTGACTCTGTCATCTGGACAATATTTCGAATATGGTGCCTGTAGTTCAGAAAACAGATTACACAAGGTTTCTTCTAGTTCCGGAGACATTACAGGTGGTTTGATTCCAAGCTTATCCTTAATAAACGGTATATGCTCATAGTATTTATTGTATCCCAGCTTTTTAAGAACCTCCTTGGTTTTTGCGTTGGTTATCTGTGATATGTCAATTCTCTCCTTCTTAATCTGAACCTTAATATCTTCAACAACCTCTGGTGGAATCTGCGTAGTCTCCTTACCTTGAAACTGAGAGAGAATTTCCTTGAAATGATTAATTCTTTTGTAAGCATAAAAACAGACTTCCTTGGGCGGTTCCTTGTATGACGGTTTTTCATTTTCAATTAGATATGGAATACTTCTGGAGCAGTTGTTGCATACTAGAACGCCCTCGTCTTCTAATGGTATTAATTCGCCTACATGACAAACCTTGCATATATCTGTTTGATAAACAAACGAATTCACGTCGATAAACATGTCGTCAATATTACTTAAATATTTTTGAACAATATTGCTGTTTTCGACATGTGCTGTATTATCAATAACTGGCTCATCCCTAATTTTAAAAAACGAGTTCACTATTTTAGATTTATTTGTTGACGCAACAGCCTTATTCCCGACAGATATGTCCTTTTTATTTTCAAAATATTCAAAAATATATTTGGAATTGTCAAGAAAATACTCCTTTTTCTTTGTTTTGAGACCCTTGATCCTTTCTGTTAATGCCTTGATCTGATCTTCCATGTCAAGTCGCGCCTCGAGTGAAACTTCGCCGCTATTGATTTTATTTTGTATTTCTTGCCTTTCCAACTTTAATTCAGGGATTGTGTTGTAATCATCCTTCATGAAATCATTTAAAAACTCTTTGTGCTTGTTGTCAAGCGTAACAGCCGTTTTCTTATTATATTTTATAGTTTTGTTAGACTTTGGCTTGAAATTTGGCATACCCCCGTTTCATTAATTTAAGCATAAGTATTTAATTAATATTTTCCCTTAAATATATTTTGAATAAACGTAAAAACAAGACAATATTGGATATAAGTTGGGATATTTATATACACACCGGTTAATGAATAATTTAGAAAACTTTTATATTTGCTAAAATTGTAGCACGATATAAGTGATTTATTTATTAGTATTTTGAATGATATTAGCAGGCAATTAAGAGACTAGTTAAAAATATATTTTAGTTTTCTTTGAATTAATTAAAAATGGACATGAGAATTAATTTAGAATCTTTAAGAGATTTAGAGAATGAAAATGTAAAAGTGGATGTGATA